TGCTCTATCGGGGTACCGCACCCCGCAACATCAACACTGGCAATACATTCTCTGGCACACCAACTCGCCGCATCTGGACCAATAACTTTCCACACAAGCGGGTCAAAACAGTGTATAATGGTACCATAATCAATTAAAAAAGGACTTAAATTATGAATAAAGTGATCGAACAATTAATGACAAAATTTCCAAAAAAGACTGAATTTACAGCTAAGATGATTAAAGAAGCTGCTATTGCTGTGGGTGAGAATCCTAGATCAGCTTACGTAAATATCAGATACACACACAATGCACCTACGGTACGTCGCGGTGTATATAACTTAGAATCTATGATGCCAAAATCTGCATTACCTAAAAAGTCTGCTCCTGCTATGGTCAAAGGTGTTGAGTCAGTTTCAAATGACGAAGTCTTTGTACCTAACTATGATCCTACTTTTGTTCCATGGGGTAACTTTACTGAGATCGTAAAAGTTCTTAAGTCTGGTATGTTCTATCCGACTTTTGTATCTGGTCTATCTGGTAACGGTAAGACTTTCCAGATCGAACAGGCATGTGCTAAACTTAATCGTGAATATGTACGTGTTCAGATTTCTCCTGAGACTGATGAAGATGATCTAATCGGTGGTTTTCGTTTAATCAAAGGTGAGACTGTGTTTCAAAAAGGTCCAGTGATCAAAGCTATGGAAGCTGGTGCTGTTCTTATGATTGACGAGATCGATCGTGGAACTAATAAAATTATGTGTTTACAAGGTGTGCTTGAAGGCAAACCAGTTCTGATCAAAAAGACTGGTGAAGTTGTTGAGCCTAAAGATGGTTTCAACGTGATTGCCACTGCGAACACAAAAGGTAAAGGTTCAGAGGATGGACGTTACTCAGGAGCAACTATCATTGATGATGCTTTCCTAGAGCGTTTCACTATTACTCTTGAACAGACTTTCCCTACTATGGCAACTGAAGAAAAGATTGTCATGAAGCATATGCAAAAGTTTGAAGCTATTGACGAAGAATTTGGTAAGCTACTTGTTGGCTGGGCAGATGCTATTCGTAAGACTTTTTATGATGAAGGTATTGACGAAGTTATTTCAACTCGTCGTTTATGCCACATCGTTCAGACTTTCTCAATCTTCGGTAAGAGAGACAAAGCGATTGCTCTTTGTGTAAACCGTTTTGATGACGATACTAAAGAGGCATTTATTGATCTTTACGAAAAAGTTGATGCAACTATTAATGCTCCTGAAGAAGAGCTTGACGAAGAAGCTTTGCTTGAAGAAGCAGGCAACTTTAAAGATAACAACAATTGGGAGGACGAATAATTATGAATCTATCTGCTCAAGAATATTTAGCGAAGCTTTTAGCTAAGGAGAACTTATCTGTTCAACACGGTAACTATTCTACAGCTAGCTTCGATGTTGTGAATAGAGTACTTCGTCTTCCTCTTTGGAAAGATAAAGGTAAAGATGTGTATGATCTTCTTGTTGGACATGAAGTTGGTCATGCACTATATACTCCTGCTGACGGATGGCATGACTCTGAAAAGAAGATTGGAAAAATTCCACGTGCTTATCTCAACATCGTTGAGGATATCCGCATCGAACGTATGATCCAAGACACATATCCTGGTATCGTTCGTAGATTCAAGAATGGTTATAAAGTTCTATTTGATACTGATCTCTTTGGTACTAACGAGAGAGACATCAACAAGGCTGGACTTATGGACAGACTTAATGTATCTTCTAAAGGTCGTGGCTATGTTCCTGTTGAATTCTCTGATGAGGAATCTCCATTAGTTAAAGAAGCTATGGAAGTTAAAACATGGGATGACGTTGTCAATGTTTGTAAAAAATTATATGATTTCATCGAAGATCAAAAAGATGAGAAAGAAGAAGAAGACATGCCGACTGAAGGTATGCCAAGTTCTGAAGAGGGTGAATCTCCTGAGAACGAAGGTGAAACTCCTATCTCTGGTGATGAGGAAAGCGATGACTCTGGTGAAGGTGATGGTGAATCTGATGGTGAAGATGAATCTGACGAAGAGCCTATTAGTGCTGAAGCTGCAGATGATGAAGCTCCTGAAGGTCATGAGACTTGGACTGAAGATACTCAAAGAGAACGTGAAGATGATCTTCTTGAAAAATCTCCTGAGAAGCAATTTGAGAGAAGTGGTCAGCCAGAATACTCAAGCGGCATGAGCGATGAGAATATCGAAAATATTCTTTACTCTTATGACTATGTTAAATCATTACGTGACGAGTATATTATAGATCTAGGTTCAGAGACTGAAGCTGCTTATAATCATGAAGCTTGTAGAGACGATTTCAATGAGACTAAAATGACTTATAAGACTCAAGCAAATCTTATGGCGAAAGACTTCGAACGTAAGAAAGCTGCGTTTGAATATTCTCGTGCTAAGACTGCAAAGTCTGGTAAACTTGATCCTTTAAAATTGCATTCATACAAAACTTCAGAAGATATCTTCTTGACTACTACTCAGTTGGCACAAGCAAAGTCACACGGAATTGTAATGTTCCTTGACCTTTCTGGTTCAATGTGTGAGATCATCGAAGATGTTACTGCGCAAGCAATCACTATTGCTATGTTCTGTCGTCAAGTGAATATTCCTTTCGAGGCATATTCATTTACTTCTACTGCATATTGGAGAGAACGTGGTAAGGGTATTCGTGCTGCTGAAGCTGGAGCTGGTGAGTTAGAATGTGATGGTACTAAAGTTGTTGAGATGTTCTCTTCAAAGATGAATAAAAAAACTTTTGATGAAGCTGCTTTTATTTCATTTGCTATTGCTAAGGCACATAGCTACAACAACAAACATACTGCTTACCATATATCTGGTCACTATCTTCATGCTATTGACGGTATGGGTTCAACTCCTCTTATTCAGACTGCAATGCTTGCATCTAAAATCACTAAGGCATTTACACGTAAACATGCAATACAGAACACAAACATTATGTTCTTGACTGACGGTTATCCTGATGGCATAAGAATCCAATCAGATTCAAAGTCTGATGTTCAAACTTCACGTGAGATGATGATTAACTTTGACGGTAAATTAATACGTGGCCAGGGTGGTCGTAAGATTTATGAGGCTGTTCTTCTAAGACTTAAAGAGATAACTGGTGCAACTATTATGGGTTTCCACCTTGCGTATGATGCATCTACTTTCGGACAAGGTTATGTCAATATTGAAGACAACAGAGAGTTTCATAACGTGATCAAAGATTGGAGAAAAGTTGGTTTCGGTGCTTGGAAAAATGTTAAAGGTTACGATGACTATTTCATTATCAAGATCAATCGTTCAGCAAGGTTTGACTCTGATACTTTCGAACCTAAAAAAGCTGACACGATTAATGATCTTAAGCGTGAGTTCAAGAAGTTTGCAAAGACTAAGAAGGGTAACAAGCAATTAGTTTCACGTATCACTGATGCGGTTGCTGCTTAATTTATTTAGGGTGAGGGTATGTACTTTCACCCTTTATGTGATATAATAATACCATAATGAAAAAGGAACTATATGAAATTTAACGAACAACAAAACATCAATCAATTGCAAACTTATGTTGAGAGCACTTACTCTAAACATTATGCTGCTCCGAATGGTGTACAAAGTATGGATCTAATCTCTGCCTCTGGCTTAGGATTAGATTTCTGTCTTGGTAATGTATTGAAATACGCATCAAGATATGGTAAAAAGAATGGAGCAAACCGTGAAGATCTAATGAAGATCATGCACTATACTCTCTTGGCAATTAATGAACATGACTTAAAGGAGTCCAGTAATGAAACTTAGTAATGAAATAAAAGATGTATTGAGCAACTTCCAATCGATCAATAGTAATATTGCAATTGGTGAGGAAGGTGGATTTATTCGAACCATGTCTACTTCTAAAACACTTATGTCAAAAGCCCACATAGCTTTTGATTCTCCATATCCATTTGGCATATATGACTTAGGTGAATTCCTAGCTTGTCTTAATATGTTTGATGATCCTACTCTTGCGTTTGATGACGATAAGAAGTTTGTTAAAATTACTGATGGTGTTACATCATTCAAGTATTTCTTTTCGGACATCGACATCCTCACAGTTCCTACCAACGATATTAATCTACCGTGTGAAGATCTAAAGTTTACACTTACAGATGAAGAATTAAATAAACTCCGTAAAGCTTCTGCTACTCTTAAGACCAACTGGTTGAGTATACGTAAAAGTTCTACTGGAGGTCAGTTTATTGAGTGTGTTATTCTTGATAAACAAAACCCTACATCAAATCAATTTACAATGAACGTTGCGAATTGTGATATAAATACTAGTGCTGAGTTTGATTTTGTGTTTGACATAAACAATTTCAAATTTAAACCTGCGGCTGAATATGTCTTCGGAATAGACAAAAAACAGGTAGCATTAATAACGGCCGGCAACACAGACTATTGGGTTGCTCTAGATAAAACTACAACATTTAAGGAATAATAATGGCAGAAGATAAAGCAATGGGACAAGAAGAATTCGATAAGGTAGCAGCACAAGTTGATGCTCCAGCTCCGGAAGCCCCAACAGATGATCAGCTTAACCTAAGTGACATTCGTGCTTGTGTATCAATTATTGATATAGTAACAAAGCGCGGTGCATTTGAAGGTAGTGAGCTAGCTGATGTTGGTGCAGTTCGTAACAGAATCGATTCATTCTTGGCAAAAGCTGCAGCGGCACAAGAAGCTGCAAATCCAACTGAAGAAGCTCCAGCAACAGCTGAGTAAGTATGTACTTTTAACAAAAGCATGGTATAATAGTACCATGTTTATTATATTATGAGGTGTATGTGAAAGAATTTTTATTCGTAGAAAAGTATAGACCAAAAACAATTGAGGATTGTATTCTCCCTGAAGGACTAAAGGAAACATTTCAAAAGATAGTCGATAAGGGAGAACTCCCCAATATGATGTTTACTGGTTCTGCTGGTGTAGGTAAGACTACAGTAGCTAGAGCTTTATGCAATGAATTAGATCTTGATTATATGTTAATCAATGGATCTGAAGATGGTAACATCGATACATTACGTGGTAAGATCAAACAGTTTGCCAGTACTGTATCACTTCAAGGTGGACAGAAAGTAGTCATACTCGATGAGGCTGATTATCTTAATCCACAATCTACTCAACCTGCATTACGTGGGTTTATCGAAGAGTTCTCTTCTAATTGTAGATTTATTCTTACTTGTAATTTTAAGAATCGTATAATAGATCCTCTTCATTCAAGGTGTTCTATATATGAATTCAACTTAGGAAACAAAGCAGTGATGGCTCAGGCATTTATGACTAGGCTTCAATTCATTCTTAATTCCGAAAGCATTATATATGACGATGCAGTAA